TGAGGAGCTACGATGTTATAGTTCATATTAACTTTCGTTAAATCACTTTTAGGTCTGGTCATATTAGTTGCCATTTCCCATCTTAACATTTGCTCTACACCTAAAACTTTAGCACCACAAAATAATACTTCAATTGATCTTGATACTCTATCAAAATTATCACTTGGTGGTGGATTAAAAAAGTCAGGTTTTTCTAATGCTTTTTCTAAACCTTGTTCTGTGTGTTTTAATTTAAAAACTTGATCTATATAAGTTTTGTATTCAAAATACATAACTTGAACTAGATCATTATTATAAGGTCCTCTCTGATATCCTTGTCTTCCTGGATACTTTTGTATCATTTTTAACTCTTCATTAGTTAAATTAGGAAATTCTTTTTTCAACTCAGGTATTGTTAGTGTTTTAATTTCACCAACATAATATATATCTTGAAAGTTTGGATCATTTGTATATGACCAAACCATATTTGCAGGATTAACATAATCTATAACAACTCCTTCAGATTTATTAAAACTAGTTTTTACAGCTCCAATACCTATTGTAACTATATCTTCAACTAATCTTTTCTTTGTTAATTCATATTTATTAAAATCCAAAACATTATTAATAACCTCTTCTTCAGCTATTTCAACTGATTGTTTATAGTTTAATTGCATATGAACCTCTAACTCCTCTTTGTTCTGAGGTAAGTTAGCCGGATCTAACGAGCTATATATATCAACTCCTAAATTTTGTTTTATGCTGTCTAACAATGGTTTACTCATCATGTCTCGCATAATAGAGTTTGCATAGTTAGTTCTCTGTTTTGTTGAAAACGGATCTTGAGCAAAAGCTTTTATATCATAATCTTTAGATGATATACCGTTAACTACTATATCTACAAACTTAGGTATAATAGGTACTGGCTTCCAGTCTAAATTTAAATAGCTTAAGTCACCATTAATTGATAACTCATCTTTATATTTTTGTACAGATTGTTCACCACGAGCATATAATCTTAATCTGTTAAAGTTTTGATAACCAGTGTGCCATTTACCACTATTTATTCTACCACCTCTAAACCACTCATATTCAATAGCTTGCCCTACCTGCAAACCATACTCTAAACTAAGCTTTTCTGCGACAGGTACCACCTGACTAGGAAAGGAACTATTAGTACTCGTATTAATCATTTATTATTATTTTTGATTTACTACCTCTGTTATCGTATCTTGAAAAATTTAAATTAACTTTTTCTTTAATAACTTCAGCAACTGGTCTATATTTATTTTTGTTACAAGCCATTATAGCTAAACCTGAACTTATTGAAGCATCAAATTTAGTTCTATTGTTTATATCAAAAGCAGCCCAATCTTCTAATGTTCTTTGAAAATACATTGATCCATATTGTTCGTTATTGTAACCTACAAAACTTTCAATATAAGATTCAATAGCTGCTGCGTGTGCTTGTTTTACATCTTCGCTAGAATTAGGTATACCACCTATTTCTTTTTCTGCTACAGATAATTTATACATTGTTTTATCTGGACGATTCATTGAATAACCTCTGTAACCTCTTCTTTTTAAATAATATAATAATCTAGGTTTGTTATTCTCTGCAAGTAAAGGCATACCATAAAAATATAATGCCATTAAAACATCTTCAAAAAACATTTCTGCAGTTTGTGGTCTAGCTATATATTCTAAAAAGAACAAGTTAGGTGGACCGTCCATTGTAAACTTAGTTAAACCATGTAAAGAACCTTTTGATCCTCTACCGTCTACTGTTCCAGATATATCGTAACTATCACAACCAAATGCACCTATATGTTCATTAGCTGGATATTTTTTACCGTGTTTTACTATATATCTATTTTGTTGATGAGCATCTGGTACCCATGATACAAAAAATCTACCTTGTTTACTTGGAAAAAATTGTACGCTTGTATCTTTAATCCCACCTTCCCATTGAAAATTACCCTGAGTTACGACACCGGAGTGTTTTAAATCTTCGTTATAATCAATTTGTTCGTAAATTTTTGTTAAATTAAATAGAGACTGTTTTGTTTCATCTCTGAACGCATGTTTTTCAGTACGTGGAAACTGTCTATATAATTCATTAAGTGCGTCTGGATCATTCTTAAGACCCTCTACTTCATTCTCCCAATGTTCAATGACACCGATTTGAATCTCTTGTCCATCGATTCCTTTAACTCCTTGTTTTGGAGTATCAAAGACAGGGTATCCATAAGTATCAATGTATCCCTCGTAATTCCATTCCATAGGTATGAACAAAGAATATAGTCCTGAGCTAGTCTGTCCATTGCGGTTTCTTTTTGTGACATCTGAGTCATAATATATTTTTTTATAATTCCTACCACCTTTGTCAAGAGCATTGCTCGTTGACCCCATCATACATTTACCTATAATCCTTGATCCTAATCGTAACGTCGTCTTGGTAACTCGCCAGTTATTGAGAATATTCTCAGGTTTTTCCCATTTACCTGCTTCATCATGGACAAGTAATGCAAGTTTCTCTCCGTCATAGGAGTTATCACCAGTATTTTTCCAGTCGATAGTGGTGTCCAAGCCCACGATTTCTTCCAACTGCTCATTTGTTTCCAGTTTTTTTCTAGTGAATCTGGAAGCTGGAACCCTGTAGGCAAGTTCGGTTTTGGGTCTGTCCATACCGTCTTGAATCGGTTTGAAGAAAAACGGGTAATTAACCGAGATCGGTACAATTTTATCTGTGAACATTTTTTTAGCATCTGCACCTGATTTAGATAAGACACCGAATCTAGAGTCGCTAGATATTGTCGCCAAGTTAACCGTTTCCCCTGATGCCATGAAAGAGAATCCAGAACGTCTGTTTTTAAGGTAGCACATTCCATAAGATCTTGAATCAGCTTTGCACGCTTCCCAAAAAATAAAGAAGAGTCTATTTGCTTCTCTAAATTCTGCTTGTCCAACATCAATTTTTGACCATTGGAGGTACATATAGTGAGTACCAGTAATGTATGTAGGAATACCTTTATTGTAGAACCAAAAGCCTTCTTCACGTCTTTTAAATTCTTCATCAATGTAATCATGTAATTTTAGTTTAAATGCTTCAGGATAAGTTTTCCAATCAAATATAGTTTTGATTTTCTTTAGTTCTGGTCTAGGTGTAAACACCTCCCAATATTGTTCTAATTTTTTATCAGATCTTTTATAAGGATTATCTATTTCTGGTAATGCTATCCTAAGATTTTGGATTTCATATATTTCACCAATTTTACCAGTTTTTGATATAACGACGATATCATATTCTTTATTGTATCCATATTCCCATTTTTTATGTCTATTTAACCTTTTAATTACTTGAGGTTTAATAGGTTCAACTATTTTATATAAAGTTTGTTCGTACATTACTTAGATCTTCTTTCAGCAAAACCTCCAAATGTAGTTTCTTTTTTCTCTATAACTTTATCTTCAAGTCTAGCTTTTTCTTCTTCAATACGTGTCAGAATCTCAAATGCATCAAATATTGCGAGCTTTTTAGTAGCGGCAGCGTTCTTGAGTCTATCGGCTGAGATATCATCATCAGTTTCAACAATAGGTTCTTTTGCAACTTTAATAAGTTCTTTAACTGCATCATGCCCAGCTTGGATTATATTCTTTTTCGTTTCCTTGACGTTCATATTTAATTACAATATCATTTGATTTCATACAGTATAATCTTTTGCCATCAACTAAAAAGTCAAATTCACCAAAAGGTTTATACCCCACAAGGTCTCCCTCGTGTATTCCTAGCGCTTCTAAGGCACTATTACCATATTTTAATACCCCAATAAGCTTTTGCTCAATATTGTTGTGTATTTCAACTTCGTCTCTAAGCGGTGCTACAAAACATCTATCGTTAAAAGCTTGCCAGTTTTTATTTGATTTATATAAATATACTTGGTCCATTTGAACAAAATATAAATTATCTTTAAAATATGCTCTACTATTTTTTTCAACACCTCTAACATCATAAAATCTTCTAAATACATTATGATGAATTATTACTAAATCACCGGGTTTTACAGGTGTTTTGTAAGCTAAAGGTACTGATATAACTTTTCCTATATTATTAACTGATTTGTAACTTTCAAGCTTAGTGTTTATTATTAAGCTTTTGTCACCTACTTTTACTTTATTATTATATCGCTGGCCGTAAGGCTCAACGATAAAATCAAATAAACTATTCATTAATACTCTAGGTCGTACTCAACGGATATTGCCATGTTAGAATTAAATTTCTTCCACGGCAATACCTCATCGTTTTTTTTGATAAAAATATTATAAGAATTGTCTTTTTGATCAGCCATTATATGTGATATAGTATGACCACCATATACAGATTGACCAACAGAATAATGCATTGCATCGGTTTTATAATCAGAACCAATGCTGATTTTTCTGATAATTGACGACATTATTCTTCTTTTTTATCTTCTTCTTTTTCAATTGGTGTATATGTACCATCAGCTAAATTAATATTTACTGATCCATATTCTTCCTCAAGTTCTTTTTTAAACTCTTCGGTTTTGTTGTTTACCTCATGAAATTTCGCTAATACTGCGGTTTTTTGGACTTCTAAAATTCCTGTTTCATTTAAAAGTTGATTTAACTCTTTTTGAAAATCTTGAATTTTTTCTAATTGTTCTGGTTTAATTTTGTTTGGTTCACTCATGTTAATTGAATTTAATTTATTGTTTAATTATTTAACTATTTATATAGTTACAGGTTTTATTTACTTTTTAAATATACTAGTAACCTTTTCTCCGCTACGTCCGCCGAAGTAGGCCAAAACAAC